GAAATGGGGTAGCCCCGACGTTTTGAATAAAATTTTAGGGGTAGGTGGGGGGTGGCGTTAACGTTAACGAATTCGCTTTGGGTGTTGTTGTCTATTGATTAAAATTAATTTTAATTTGAATACTTAACGAGTGTTAGGGTAATTAATTAACGTTAACGGGTATACACCATGTATGTATGTATGTAGGTACAGCCATACGCTTCACATTCATACAACCATAGTGTGTTCGCATAACATACATTATGGAATATAAGGCGGTCGCCTTATTATTGCAACCTATGTTAGTATGGTAAGTAGCGGTTAGCACTAACGATTAGGGTTAATCATGTATACGCTGTATGAATACTATCTATCAGATATCTAGCACCCCACAAGGGGCTAAGCCCTTGTTCTTACTTAATATCTATTATATCTATTATTATCTATTAAAAAAGAGAGTAGTTGGACAGTATAGAGGTGTATAGAAAGGCCGGTTTCCATAGATATCATAGATATTGATTATTATTGTTTAATATCAATAGCTTACCAATATCTATCGCCCCCTAGATATAATAGATATTGCCTCCCAACAACAACTTTTAACCGTATTTACATAGAGTTCTTGACGTATACACTATATACCCCTATGATACCGCCCCGACTACACAACACTAATTTGTGGGGAAGTAACATGTCTAAGCTTGTCTTAATAATCAAAGATGAAAACGAAGTTATCTACCAACATTGGGAACTAGAGACAGACGAACAAAGTATAGTACGAAACAAAATGAACATATCTAATCTATGGATTAATTACATTTTGCATAAAACTAAGAATATGAAATGTATCATTATCGCAGGCAAACCCCCTGTTAACCGATAATTAACCGTCTCCCAACACTCCAATCTTAGAAGTTGACAACACTACATTCCCAACGTATATTGAATGAAGTTGAACAACGGGAGACAGACATGACCTACTACCAGAACGAAATACAGAAATTCTTTGGTTGCAGCGAAGTTGCAGCTAAGAATATTCACCAATTGGTGTGCGTTTCGGGGATTTCGTTTTCGAATTCCTCACAAGAACAGTTGAACCGGGCTTACACCAATGCCCGTGACGCACTTGTATACCTGAACAAGCTGGAGGATTGATAAATGTCTACGGAACTAATCAAACAGCTACAATCCGAAATTGCGTACTGGATTGTTCGTATCAAGTTAGAGAATGACTGGAATACGATTGTCAAGATTGAAACCCATATCATGGCACTAGAACATGAAATCGGAAGATTAGCCCCACATAGGGGCTAGTTTCTTTTTAACTCATTATCAAAGTATTAAGGTTAACGCCACCCCCCAACTTTATTAACCATGATACAAGATAACTATTGACGTATAAATAAGGATATGCCTAGGCTGGACCCCCACATAGGAGGGCAGATTGTTCAAGGACCTAGAGGCCAAGTCCCATAAGTATACTAACATTGAACATAGGGCATACATCAAGTGTGGGGATAAGTTACTACTAATATCCGTCACAAGTCATTATAAGTCCCATAGAACATACGGCAAAGTTATTTCTAGCTTCTGGAGGCTGAAAGGGGATACAATCAGCCGACTAGCCGCCCAACTGCTATTCGAGGCCTACCCATCACAAGAGTTTCGCAAATGCAAGCTACTAGCGCCCAACCAATCCATATCAACAACGTAACCTTTCGCTGCTATCATGTCGTAGGCCTCCGGTTCAAATGGGTTAGTGACGATACAGAACTAGAGGCCTATCGCTACCCCCATTCATTGACGTATCGGGCCGTAGTAAGAGGGGAACTAATCCAGAAGAAATTTCGTTCAATGCAAGGGGCAATGCGATACGCCGTTGAAGTTCGGCAATCCTATGACGTATGGAAGGAAAGATAATGCCTCAAACCCGAACCCTTAAAACGAATTGTACGAATTGCCAACTTGAACTAGACGGAGCTACACACCCCACAATGGACATTGGACCCAAGCCCGGGGATATATCCGTTTGCGTCTATTGCGGTCACGTCATGGCATTTACAGACACTCTTGGATTGCGTGACTTGACAGACGCCGAAATCGTTGCCGTAGCCGGAGACAAGCAATTATTGGAGGCCCAACATTTCGGGGCGTTCTTCCGCAAGCTGGACAAGGAAAATCAATGATGCGCCTACGCCCGGGGGTCAAAATGCTACTTGCGGTCATGTTGCTGGAGGCATGGATTTTAGTTCTAGTTGTGCTATGGTTGCTATTCCACTAACCCCCATCCTGAAAGGATATTCCAATGCTTAACGTTAAAGACTTAGGTGCGAAAGGCAACGGAACAACGGACGATACAGAAGCACTACAGAACGCAATCAACGGAGACGACAGACACATCTATTTCCCCAAGGGGCGCTATCTCATTTCCAGCCCTATCAGCTTTGAAACTCCCAACTTGAACTTTCATTACGAAGGCGAACCCGGGGCCGGTATCGTAGGCAACTTCCCGGACGCATTATTCAAGCGTAGCGTAAAGTCACCAATCGGAGGTGTTCACGTTATCGAAAAACTGATATTCGAGAACGGGCATAAAGACGGTAAGTGTTTGATGCTTCATTCTTGCGTTACGGCTGAAGTATCCAATTGTGGGTTTCAAGGTCAATGCAAGGTAGGAATTGAAACGTTCAATTCACAATGTCTTACAATGAATACCTGTTACGTCATCGGTATCAGGGGTGTTGGGGTTATGGCTGGAAATGCTACAGCCCTATTCAATTGTGATATTACGGGCTGTAACGAAGGGGTACGTCATCAAAACCTAGGCCTTACGGTTATGGGCGGTAGGTACGAAGTAAACGGGATTGCGTTTCACTTGGGGCAGAATGAAAAGGGTGAAACGTTCCAATCTACCGGGGCCAAGATTTCGGGCCTATCCATGGAAAGTAACGACTACGGTATCTATGTTCGGGCCGGGGCCTCCATTGAAATCAGCGGGAATGCAATTACGAACAATACGCCCGATAAACATGCCGGGCTATACGTCCATGATGGGGAGGAAATCTTGTTCATGGGGAACGGCGTTAGCTCCGGTACCCATCCGTTCCTAGACGCTGCAATCTATCTGAACAACCCGAAACAATCCGTATTTCTTGCGAACCGTATCAGCGTAGCTAGTGGCAAGGATTGGCGTATGCCCGAAAGTTTGGAGGGGCGTAACTTGTTCTTTGCAGCGAACCTACCCCCGGCCCCCGGAGCCTGATATCGGATAGGTTGCGAAGCCCCGGGCCACAACCCGGGGTTTTTCTTTATCAATTTGTTAACCACTATCAATCGTCGTAGTTGACGAACGTAGCTAGGCCCCGTATATTCTAATTCATGAGCAACGGGGAATGGTCCCCATAGACGGAGGCTCTAATGAACTCTCAAATCGTAGCGAACGTCAACGGACGGGACGTAACCCGGGGCGAACTTTCGGAGGCTTTCAACTTGGTTGTTAACAAGACCAATTGGAAGTATCCAGTTGACGCCCGGGTTATCTTGACCCCCGAACAGCGCAACTTGGTAACGGAAGCCGTTATCTTCTTTGCCGGATGCGTCCCCACATTCGAACCCCAAGGCCCCGTGTTCGAAAGCTTCAATCAGCTTGTTTGCGAATACCGGGTTAGGGCAGTTGGCTACTACAATGCGGTAGGGGCCTAGGACCATGGCAAAGCCTCCGGGCTACGACGTTAAAATTCTTACCCTGATACGGGATACGGAACTAGGGGAAATTCGGGTCACGAATTATTCTACCCCTACGTCCCAACTCTACCGGGTCACGGCGTTTATTCCGGGCTACGCCTTGTTAGGCCCCGGTATTCCGGATTTAGAGAAATGGTGCGATACGCTGCTACTTGCCATAGATACGTTTGGGAGGTACGCTGATACCGCCCGCAAACAGGGTTGGAGTTCCCATTAACGGTTTGTTTACTATACGCCAACGTCCCCCATTTTCGTAGTTGACTATCGTAGGTCCGTCGTCTATATTCCGACTATCAGGAACGGGGCAAGGCCCCACAGACAGGAACTACGAACATGATGGACATTGATACCGCCAAGTCCTACGCCACCCGCGAAAACCTCATGAAAGCTCTTGAGCGTCTTGGGTTCGCTGATAAGCGCCCGATGGTTGTTCGGAATTCGGAAGGACGTTGGACGGCTATTTTCTCCCTGTCCATGGCCGGGATTGACGGCGGGTATATCGCCGTGTTTGCGGTTCATGGTTTCAAGACGTTCCAGTAATCAACAGAAAGGAAGGTGATAAGGAACAGCCCCGGTAGGTCCCCCCTCCGGGGCTTTTTCGTTGCCCGTATACGATTGATTAAGGTTAACGGTTCTTAACCGTATACGGCGAAACTACGTACGTATTCAACGTAGTTGACTATCGTAGGTCCAGCCCGTATATTCTCACTATCGGAACAACGGAACGGAGTTACGGACATGGCCAAGAAAACTTATACGGTAACTTTCAAGGACGGGGCCACCCATAGCCGCAAGTCAGAACGGGCGTATACCTACGCCTACAAATATTCGTCATGGTACGAAGCATTTTGCTACGACCCGGAAAACCCGGACGCGGAAATTCCAGTGTTCCACCACTATACCAAAGTAGGCTTTGCAGCTACGAAGGAACTTGCCGAAAAAGCCTTGACAACTCGGTTGAACGAAGCCGCTACCGCCCCGGATAGGGTTCACGTCATCGGGGGCGAAGTTGCCCCCGTTAACGGATAATTAACCGTATACTACGGGAGGGGTTGACTATCGTAGGTTCGTGCCGTATATTCGTGACAGTTGAACGGGCCAAGGCCCAACGGGAGAACGGACATGACAAAGTTTCTTAAGAGCGAATTCCACTATTGGGGCGGATATCTGGACTACGGGCCGGAGCGCAAGTTCGTTGGCCGGTTCAAACATCAAGGCTCCAAAGCCGCCGCCGCGTTCGCCCGGTTCCTTGTGAAGAACTTCACGGTTGAAGAATACTTCAACGCCCGGGAGGCCAAACAGTCCCCGTTGGACATTCTGGAGGCCAAGGGGTTCATCCTGCCCCATATCCTGTCTTGGTTGAAGTCCGGACAGCTTGCCGAATGGAAGGGCCAAGGCTACGCCTATTGGAAGGCCCGGCAGTAACCAACGAACCCCGGGGCGAACCCCCGGGACTTTCTTTGACCCATAGTTACAATTTGAACTATTAGCAATCTATTAAGGTTAACCCAAAGACCCAAAACGTTAACCAACTTGGAACGCCCGTAGCGTACCCTTAGCCGCCTTGGGAGCGCCTTCCTTCCTTAAGAATTCCTCCGTACATTCGAATAATTCGCCGTTGTCCTTTAACGCTTGCAACGTCTTATTTATAGCTTGGGTAGTTCCAAATCTGTCATTCTTGAAAACAGATATAACAGACAAACGTTTATTAATATAAAGATACGGCACAATACGTTGTTTATGTAAGTTAGCAGCAAATGACCCCATTTGTTTAACGTAATTAGATACATTATTAAAATCTGAATTTACATATTCATTACATATCCTCATAGCTTGCGTCTCTTGTTTCGAGGTTGTATCGTCCTTGCCTACTTCGCCATGTTCAAACCGGCTAGAGATATTGCGGATACTGGACGTAGTGAGACGTTCCGACCATTCCCATATCGGAGCGTCAATTGTGGGGCTATGGGGGTTGATCCCTATGGCTATCAGGCTAGCAACCTTGAGCGTTATAAGATGCGCGCGGTTCCATAGTTCTGCCATTGATTTATTCTCAGGCTTATTAATTGCCGTTCTGGCATATTCGCCATATATCCGTTCCAACTTTTTAGCGTCATCCGTAAATGTTGGAATGACGGTTTGCCCCTTAGCCATTAGGTCATGACATTGTGCCCCTAGCGCCGCTATCTTCTGGACAAGTTCCATAGGGGGTTGGACTATATGAAACGTTTCGCTTAATGGGGGACGTTCGCCGTAGTATTCAATAATCAGGAACCGGGGCAAGAGGCCTTGAGATATCATACCTTCCGTTAAACCTTCGTAGAATGTTCCCGGCGTAGTTTCCGCCAGAATAGAGAACGCTGGAGAATTCAAGATTTTCGTATTCTTGTCCTTGTCCGAATAGACCATGGGACGGAGAACGTTACCCGCCCCGGACTTGCCGTATACATCCAACAGAACACTACGCAACCCCACAAGATAGCCGCTAGCGTTTTGCGCTGTCATGGCCTGAAGCTTCAAACCAAATTCACCAATGACAGAAACAAAACAAGAGCGCCTATCCAACTCCCGGAGTAGTGCCGCGTCCGAACGTATTTCCCCCGGGCCAAGGAATTCAACGATTGACGGAGTAGCTACAGCCCCGGGCCGGTTCGGAATTAACGTTGCCGCCGAATTAATAAGTTTCGAAATCCCCGACGCCATGGCCTCTTTACCGCGTCCGCTTTCAGCTACCAGCAACGTATAGAGGTTCAAACCGGCCCCGCTATAGGTGTTGAAGGCCCGTCCGCAAAGTCCGGACATAAGCCCGATAGCTCCGGCTAATGCGATTTCAGGAACGGGGAGGGGAGCCGCCTTATAAATGAAATCTGCAATTTCGCCCATTAATCCGGGGGGCAATGTGTAGGGATTGACAGCCGGAGAACTACCCGCTACCAGTGTCGTCACGCTATGCGGTTCCGGGCCTACCCCCGTTCCCCGTTGTTGTACGGCCCCGCCCATAGCAGACGGCCCCGGCGCGGTTGACCATAGGTCCGCTACGTTCGGGGCCGTCTCGTTTATACGGCTAAACGACGCCTTAAGGTTACTAAAATCAATCGGGGGCATGTAGCGGTCAAAGCTACGAACCACCATTGTATTGACGTAATCGTTACGGAGCGCCTTGGTACGCTGGCCTAGCGCCGACATACGAAAGACCCGCGCGATTTGCTCCCGGTTCTTCGTATGGAATACTAACATATCTATCAGCGCAAAATCAGCTTCCGATTGCGATTGATAAACCCCCTGCCATTCTCCCATGAATAGCGCCGCAAACTTCGCGCTTTCTTCCATAGCCTTTAATATTAGTGTGTTATCGTCTAACGTTTGGGGTTCGTCAATGGTTATAGCATGTCCATTGATATCCTTTCCCATTTCGTGCCAAAGTGTATTGGCCAAGGATTGACGTTCGGCTATCGGCTTCGCTGCTACTACGTCTCCCGTTACAGTCATGTATCTATGTGAAGAATATAATTCGATATTGCCGCGCCGCCGTCCTTGTGGGACATGAGCCTTAAAGATGATATGGCAACCGAACCCGCTAGGCGAACGTTCGGCGTAACTGTCAAACGCTTCAAAGATTTTAATTTGCCGTTGGAGCGTTGCCGCGTCCGTCGTCTTGTCTAAATCAATGAACGCAAACGGGTCCGTATCCGAAAGGACAAACCCCAACCCCGAATATCCATTGACAGTTGAGTAAGTAGACAAGGCGTGTTCAAACGGTACCCAAGTTCTAAAATCGTCTACTTTAGCCGGAAACCCCGTCTTAGGGTCATAGGGAATTTTCGTAGGTTTGCCGTCCCGTTCTTCATAGCGCCAACAAATCCAGTTGGGATATTGCTTCAACTCTTGTGGAATATCGTCGTATGCCATGTCATTCAACCCCCACACTTGAGGTTGCCCGCCGCCCCGGCCCCGTTTTTTAGCTTTCGGAAAATCGTTCCCGGGGAGTATCATGCTTCCGTCATGTGGCCCTTGTCAAACCCCCATGGGTAGCGTCTTGACAGGTTTGGCCTACGGGGACAGACTACCGGACGGGAACGGGATATGGACTATTGGCAAACACACCCGGGTTAGCGAAACGGCACGCCCGTTGCAGCGTTACAGCAACGGGGCCGGGTAGCTTGTATTTGTCGCCAACTCCTATCGCCTGATACCCGGCCCTTTATATCGTAGTTCCAAACGGGGAAAGAACCATGGCAAAGAACTTTGAAGAACTTGAGAACGGTATACGACAAGCGGCTAGTACCGCCGTAGCTGAAGCCCCAACCAAAGGGGAAGTCCTAGCGGACAGGGTAGCGAATACACTGGACCTTGCTAGTGCAACTGTCCTAGAACGTATTGACGCTATCGTTAGCGAAATGCAAGCAATGCGAACAGCTATCATTGCAGACGCCGATAGGGTCAAACAGGAAATTCAGAACCATATGAGATTTAGCGCCGAATGTGCTAACGTCATGGACAGTATGAAAAGTCTGATTAATGTTACTTCGCAAGAGGCTGAAACCCTCAAGAGGAAATAGCTATGTCATGGCAAACAGCAACGGCTAAGACGTATACGCCAGATACCCAACGTTTGCTAACATATGTGCAAGGCGATATAAACGCTTTGCTCCAGTTGTGGCAAGCGAAACACGCCGAATTGGAAGCCGCCAAGGCTACCGAAATGGGGTTGCGCCGGGCCGTATTCGAAGTCCAATTTCCGGACGCAAAAGAGGGAACCCAACGGGTAGCCATTGGCAACGGATGGTTTCTGAAAGCCGTATACCCTCAGAACTACCGGCTAGACAAAGACACTACGGAAGGGGTCCAAGCCGCTATTGCGAAGATTAGCGCCAAGGCTGAAGTTGTGGGGGACAGGCTTGTAAACTGGAAGCCTGAACTTTCAATCAAGGAATACCGGCTATTGGAAAAGCCGGAACTAACTCCGGAAGAACAACAAATCAAGAAACTGATTGACGGAGTATTGACCATTACTCCCGGAGCGCCCCAACTGGAGTTAGAGGAACCTAAAGCGTAACATGGCACGAACCCGCCCGCCCCATCTTCGTTTGATACAGACGATTGGTAACAGCTACCCATTCTTGAACTTAGCTACCGCCGTTAAATTACCCTACGGGGATATACTGTTATACGCCGACGCTTTTAGTAAGGGGTTTCATGATTTGAATTGTTGGGAGCGTATAGCGGTTCAGAAGTTGGCGGACCAATTCGCTAAAGACGGCGAATACCAAGGGGCCTTTCTACAGGCCTACAACAAAGGAAGGAAGGACAATGGATAAGATCATTAGCGCCGCGTTGAAACACTTCAACGTTGACGAAATGCAACATCTACGCTCCCTCTTGACTCGGGTTGCGGCACGGTTGGCCAAACCGGACAAGGCGGAAGTCCAAGCCGCCGCCGACGCCTTGGGAACCAAAATCAGCGAACAGGTTTCCGCGTCCGAACAGACGCCCCCGGAGGACCCCGCGAAGTCCGAACAGCCCCCGGCGGAAGCCGAACCCGTTCCTCCGCCGCCCAAGGCCTAACCCTTGGCGCGGTTTCGACATAACATTATTGGACAAGGCGAATATAAGTTCGCCTTGTTCGATAGCGTCGTATATAAGAACGAAGATATTAAAGTTATGGCTACCGTCGTCGCACGATTTAGGAAACGTAGCAACCTTCAATTCAGATATGTAATTGAAGATAAGAACGGATTTCTAGTAATAACAAGCGAAGAACATTTAGAACCCCATTTCAACAAAGGTAACGTACATCGAACAGGGAAAGGGAATGAACCATGGACGCAACCAAAGTAATGCCAGTATTCGACATTATGACAGTTGACGAATTACAACACGCTAGGTCACTATTCACTAGAGTAGCTACCCGCTATCAACATTCCGAAACAGCTACAGAAATGACTATAGCTATCGTTGCCGCTAACGAAATGGCGGACGAAATTACGGCGAAAACTCCGGCGGATAAACCGGCTCCAGAAGGCGACGAAATCACCGGGCCGGAGCCTCAAGAATGATACAGCTACAATCTACAGCGTCTTACCAATCCCGGGGCGTTAAGGTTCTGGTCTATGGCCCCCCGAAAGTTGGAAAGACCCGGCTAATCGCTACCGCCCCTACTCCCGTCATATTTTCAGCGGAAGGCGGACTATTAAGCTTACGAACGTATAACCTCCCGTATTTTGAAATCCGTAACCTTAGCGATTTGCGGGAGGCTTACCATTGGAGCATTAGCAGCAACGAAAGCCGCCAATTCAACACTATAGGACTTGATAGTATTTCCGAAATCGTTGAACAGATACTAAAGGCCGAAATGGCTAAGACCCGTGACCCTCGCAAGGCCTACGGCGAAATCATTACCCAAGGTTTGCAGATAGTCCGGGACTTCCGGGATATGCCGGATAGAAACGTCGTATTGATTGCGAAACAAGAATACAGCAAAGACCAAACCGGAATGATGTTCAATCAACCGTCATTCCCGGGCCAACAATTGCAGAACCAAGTTCCGTATTTTCCGGACGAAATCTTTCAATATAATATTTTACGCAATCCGCAAACCGGCCAAAGAATAGAAGCCTTGCGTTGTTGGCCGGATCAAACTAACATAGCAGGGGACAGGTCCGGGGCCTTGGACGAATGGGAACCTCCCAACTTGTCTCACATCTTTCAAAAGATAATGTCAGGTCATGTAGCCAAACGGTAGAAAGGACTAAACCATGGCGTTTCAATTCAATGCGAGAACGGTAGCCCCACAAGTAGCGTTGGACCCTGTACCCGAAGGATGGTACAAAGTTGTCATTGACAAATCCAACGTCAAACCTACCCGGGACGGCCAAAATGGCATGATTGAACTTCAATGCAAGATCATTGAAGGACAATTTCAAACCCGGGTCTTATACTATAATCTGAACCTTTGGCATAGCAATGCGACGACAGTTGAAATCGCCTATAAGCAACTGTCCGCTATCTGCCATGTTGTGGGGCAATATGATATCGTAGCCCAAGACAACGCCCCCGCCGACAACTACCTTCCAATGTTGCACAACGTCCCCTTTATGGTTCACGCCGTAGTTACCCAAGGCGAACGGGGACCAATCAACAATATTCGGGGCCTCAAAGACACAATGGGCAACGACCCCGGCAAAGGGGGACAGGCCCCACAACAGACGGCCCAACAGTTCCCGCAAGGCGGTACCGCGCCCGGAGCATGGCAAGGGGGAGCGCCCGCGCCTACTGGAGCGCCGCCGCCCGCCGCCGGTCAATGGACTACCGCCGCCCCGCAACCCGCCGGAGCGCCCCCCGGGCAACCTTGGGGAGACCAGCCCCTTCCCCCCGGCCTAACGCCTAGACAGCCCCTACCCCCGGCCCCGCCGCCCGGACAGCCCTTCCCGGGCCAACCCTACCCGCCCCCTCCGGCCCCGGCCCCCGCGCCAATGCCCGGACAGCCCCAATGGGGAGCGATCGCGCCCGGGGCACCCCAACAGCCCCCACAAGCTGCCCCGCAATGGCCGGGCCAGCCCGGAGCGCCGGGACAGGCTCCAGCTTGGGGAGGCCCCCGCTAACTCCCTTGGCGACCCCGTTTAGGGAGTTGGGACGGCGGGGGGTTCAACTTTGGCACACACCAAACCCCCGTGAACCCCCCGTCTGCCCCGTTCACGTTTTGTTCTGGAGGTTCCCGGTTTTCTATATTTTTGGGAACGTATGTCTATAAACCTCAAGATACTATCCGAACGTATACGCAATGATATTGATAGGCATTGCGTTGAACTATACGCTGAAGAACACCGTAACCATTTAGGGGCCAGCGTAATAGGGCACGATTGCGAAGCCTATATTTGGCTAGCGTTTCGTTGGGCTAGAAAGGAAATATTCAGCGGACGTATGCTCCGGTTATTCAATCGGGGGCACCGCGAAGAACAGCGTTGTATTGAATATCTAAAGGGTATTGGTTTCAATATCTATGACGCTCCGAATAACGAACAGTTCCGTATTGTGGGGTATGGGGGTCATTACGGAGGTTCAACGGATAGTATTGGGACAACACCGTATAAGGATTTCCCGGAGCCTATGGTATTGGAATTCAAAACCCATAATTCTAAATCGTTTGCCGATTTGAAGGATAAGGGGCTACTCCGTTCCAAGCCCCGACACTACGCCCAAATGTGTAGCTATGGACAAACCTACGGATATAAGAACGGATTATATTACGCCGTTGGCAAGAATGACGATGATATACATATTGAAGTTGTGAAGCTGGACTATACCCAAGCCGAGTACTTACACGCTAAGGCGGACAAGATCATTCGTTCAATGGTCCTACCGCCCCGCATTGCCCTACAAGAAACCTACTTCGAATGTAAAATGTGCCCATTCGTAGGCGTATGCCATAGGGGAGAACGTCTTGACATTAGTTGCCGTTCGTGCTTCAATGCCGAACCCATTGATAACGGGCAATGGTTCTGTAGACACTTTCAACAGACAATACCAACGGAGTTTATCCCGAAAGGCTGTACCAACTGGAAGTCTATTCTATGATACCGCGTTACTACCAAACGGAAGCCGTCAATAGTTTGTTTTCGTATTTCAACGAAAACAAGGGGAACCCCGTTATTGCAATGCCAACGGGGACAGGCAAATCTATCGTCATAGCGGACTTCCTCCGTACCGTATTTCATTACTGGCCTTGGCAACGGATAATGATTTTAACTCATGTCCGGGAGTTGATTGAACAGAACATTAAACACTTACAGTTGGCATGGCCTACCGCACCTATCGGCGTCTATTCCGCCGGGCTAGGTCAACGTGACTTCGTGCAACCAATCATGTTTGGGGGCGTTGCCTCCGTCGTAAAATGTATTGAACGGTTTGGACACCGTGACTTGCTAATTATTGACGAAGCACATTTACTGAACCCCGACAGTAGCACAATGTATCAGCGGGTCATTGAAGGATTGAAGGTTATCAACCCGCATCTAAAGGTCATTGGTCTAACCGCGACATGGTACAGGCTAGGCCAAGGGCTATTGACAACCAACGGAATATTTACGGACCTTTGCTACAACATTTGCAATACGGACGGATTTACCCGGCTGATATCGGAAGGCTATCTATCAACCCCTATCCCCCGTCAGACGCAAACCGCCTTGGACGTTGCAAACGTAGACATGGCAAAGGGGGAGTATATCCAATCCCAATTGCAGAAAGCCGTAGACAAGAACGACATTAATAACGCCGTAGTTCAGGAAATGATTAAGCACGGGCATAACCGCCAAGCTTGGTTGATATTCTGTAGCGGTATCGAACACGCCGAACACGTTGCCGAAATCCTGAACTATTACGGTATCCCAACCGGAGCCGTACATTCCAAGACCAAAGACCGGGAAAAGATCATTGACGATTTCAAAGCCGGAAGGCTCCGGGCTGTCACGAACAACAACGTATTGACTACGGGCTTCGATCATCCGCCCATAGACATGATTGGAATGTTACGCCCCACACTATCGCCCGGCCTATGGGTTCAAATGGTTGGACGCGGTACCCGCCCGTCCCCGGAGACAGGCAAGACCAATTGCCTTGTCTTGGACTTCGCCCGCAATACCCTCCGGCTAGGCCCGATAGATGATCCCCGTATCCCCCGGACCAAAGGGGCCAACGTAGGCGGGGACGCTCCCGTAAAGATTTGCGACGTATGCGGAACCTATAACCATGCCCGCGCCAAGTTCTGTATTGGTTGCGGTACTGAATTCGTCTTTGCTCAAAAGATGGTACGCCAAGCTGATACCCGGGACCTGATATCTACGGGCCAACCTTTAATCGAAACCTACGACGTAGACCGGACGCATTATAACCGTCACATTGGTAAGAAATCCGGCATTGCAAATATCAAGATAACCTATTTCTGTGGCCTGAAGATGTTTCAGGAATACGTTTCGTTTGACCATATAGGCTTCGCGAAACATAGGGCTAATGAGTGGTGGAGACAGCGTAGCGCCGACGAACCGCCGCTATCAACGGACCTTGCCTTACAACAGATAGCTAGACTTCGTACACCCCGAAAGGTCCGCGTTTGGATTAACCGCCCCCATCCTCAAGTCTTGAGCTACATCTATTGAACGGAGCTACCATGGATATCAAACGCCTAGAACTACAAAATAAAGAATTCGACGCTCTAACAGACTTAGCCAAAGAATGGGAAACCTTAAAACGTATTGCAGTAGTAGACGACGATTACCCCTACTACCGGCAGAAATATGAATGGGCTTTGAAAACTTTCATTGAAGCCTGTAACGCAAATCGTAAGCCGTGAAATGTTCTTGTGGCAAAGAACTAACGGACGTTGAACTATGCCCGTTACCTATCGGACAACCCTGCTACTATGGAGCTACGAACATGGCAAAGAAACCCCGGGCTAACAAAGCTAACCCTGCTACTGCCCCGCTACTATCCGCGTTGAAGTTCCTAGAACCCGCAATGTCTGACGAAGGACAGGTAAACCAAACCCATTGCCTATTGACCAATGGTTGGGCCGTCGCCTTCAATGGAGTTATTACACTGGCAACGAAGATTGATACGGATATCCAAGCCTGTCCCAATGCAATGAAGCTTCTAAATGCTTTGTCCAAGTGTGACGACAAGACGCAAATTACCCAACTGGCAAATACGATATCCATTAAGTCCGGTAGATACTCCGCTAGCATACCTTGCGTAGACCCGGAGCTAATCGTTATCGAACCTCCAACCCCTATGATGCTTCCGATTGACGATAGCGTTAGGGAAGCGTTGGCTATTGTGGGGGAGGTTGTTTCCGATACCGCACCCCGGATGGTTGCCGCGTCCGTCCTGCTACGTAATGGGTCCGCCGTCGCAACAGACGGGACTATCATTTTCGAGGCATGGCATGGACAATACATTCCCGAACCCGGCGTAGTATTCCCTAAGGCGTTCGTAACCGCCCTATCCAAGATACCTAAAAAGATTGTGGGAATATCCGCTACAGCTACGACAGCTTCAATCTATTTCGAGGATCAATCTTGGATACGAACCCAACTGTATACCGAACAGTATCCTAACGTTGACAGGATACTAAACGAACAGGCTAACGCCATACCTATTCCGGAAGGTTTCTTTGAAGCCTTGGAAAAGATTGAAGGACAAGCGGACGACGGACGGGTATACTTTGGTAACCTTAAACTCCAAACCCATAACATTGACGAAGCCGGAGCTATCTACGAAATAGACGGTATCCCCTCCGGTATCTGCTACGATATTGACTACCTACGAATGTTCAAAGGACTTGCGACACAAGCCGATTTTCAGGCCAAGAACAATCAAATGGGTATATTCTACGGAGATAGGTTCCGGGGTATGCTAATGCAAATCCTTATTCAGAAAACTCCGGAGGTTCGGGATATCCAGCCAACGGGTCCGCAATTAGTTCAAACTATCCCCGACGATATCCCGTTCTAAAATGTTTTTTGACGACGACGAAATGGGGCCTAAGAAAGGACGGAGCCTATTAAAGGTTCCGCCCCCAACCCCCGCGACAGGATGGACCCCGCCCCGCGAATACCCCAACCTATCCGCCGCAACCATCCTAGGGATTGACCTAGAGCGCCGGGAGCATGACCCCGAACACGGGCCGGGCTGGAGACGGGGCAAGGCTGAAACTGTAGGGTTTTCCGTAGCCGCCCGGGACAGGCTAGGCAACGAAGGGGCTTGGTATTTCCCAATCGGACATAAGATAGAACCCCAATACAACCTTGAACGTGAACCGTCTTTACGTTGGCTAAAGAGTATCCTAGAAACCAACGTCCCAAAAGTTGGAGCTAATCTATTATACGATATAGGTTCATTGACGGATGATAGTATTCATGTTCAAGGGGAATTACATGACGTACAATACGCTGAAGCTTTATTAGATACAGATAATCTAGTGAACCTAGATAACCTAGGCGTAACCTATCTAGGCCAAGGCAAAGAAACCTCCCAACTATACGAATGGCTAGCCAACGCTTACGGAGGCAAGCCGAACCAAACCCAACGATTGAATATCTGGCGCGCAAGCCCCCGCCTTGTGGGGCCGTATGCAGAACGGGACGCTGATAGCCCCATACGTATCCTTGAAAAACAATGGCCCCGATTACAAGCCGCCGGGCTACTAGAATTATATCGAATGGAATGTGATCTAATCCCGTTACTTATTCAAATGAGGATTGAAGGGGTCACCGTAGACCTAGACCTAGCCGAACAACTGTACGAAGAATTAGCCGTAGACATTGCCCGGTTATACGTTAGCCTATTCGAGCTAACTGGCATAGCTATTGACAGCGTACAATCGGGACGGGACGTAGCTAAGATATTCGACGCCGTAGGAATTAGCTACCCCACAACAGCGGAAGGCAACCCGTCGTTTCGAAAGGATTGGTTGAAGAACCTTGAACACCCCGTAGCAACCTTAATCAACGACATACGGGAGCATGAAAAGGTTAGATCAACCTTCGTTAAGAACTACATTCTAGATGGTAATGTTAACGGGAAAATCCATTGCCAATTTCACCCGCTACGGGGAGACGACGACGGGACTAAAACGGGCCGGTTCAGTTCTAGTGATCCGAACCTACAGAATATCCCGGTTCGTACTAAGTTAGGGAAAAGAGTTCGCCAGATATTCGTTAAAGATAGGCTTCATTTATGTTGGGAAAAGAATGACTATAGCCAAATCGAATACCGGGGTTTGGCACATTACGCCGTAGGTCCGGGTAGTGACGCCTTGCGCGAAACTTACTGCCGTGACCCCCGGACGGATTACCATAAGGCAACCCAAACGAATGTGAAGAACCTAACGGGTAAAGAGATTGACCGGAGGCCTATTAAGAATTTGAACTTTGGACTAATCTACGGAATGTCTGAAAAGAAACTTATTCGGCAGAATGGATTTACAGACAAAGACGGGCGCGAAGTATTCAAGGCCTATCATTTAGGTAACCCATACGTCCGCCCCACAATGAAAGCCGCTGCGGACGAAATGCAAGCCTTGGGCTATATCACTACTGTAACCGGACGACGTATACACTTTAATACTTGGGAGCCTATTGAACATGACTACAACGAACAACGCCCCTACCCATTGCCCTACGACCTAGCTATTCACCGTTGGGGTTCACGAATTAAAAGGGCTGGAGAACACAAGGCAATTAATTACAGGCTACAGGGGAGCGCCGCCGATCAAATCAAAGCCGGTATGGTCAAAGCTTTTTACGCTGGAGTATTCAACGTAACCGGCGTTCCCCGTCTACAGGTTCATGACGAATTAGATTTTAGTGTCGTAGATGATAACCCCCAACAAAATGAAGCTTTCAAAGAACTACGATACATACTAGAGAACGCTATTAAACTCCGCGTTCCTGTTATCGTAGATTTTGACCGGGGGCCGTCTTGGGGTGAACTGGAAGATTAACGGTTCATTAACCGTATCTACGATTGAAGTTGACAACGTAGACCCGCCGTGCTATCCTCCGTATGTTAAGTTGACAACAACGGAGAACAGACGAATGGCAGACAACAAATGGAATAGCCCCCCGGCTATTTACGTCTTTGTCACGGTTAAACCCAACGGAAAGAACGGACTAACCAAACCGTTTACCGGACGGGTTGGAACCTGTCAGACGGAGGCTGAAGTAGCTTCAATTATCCGAAAGGATTTGAAGGCTATGGGTGAAACGTTCGGCGGTTTGTTTGAACCGATGAACACAAGCGGACGAACCTACCGGGCCTTCCGCGCAAGCTGGACAGAACTTACGATCAACACGAAATGAGGTAACGAACATGGCAAGAAAGAAAGACCCGAAACAAGAAAAATACGAAAGCGAATTAATCGCTTGTATGAATGAACTTGACCGGGCTATGGGCCGGGTCATTCGCTGGAGTAACAAGCTATCGGCGCTACGGACCCGCCGGAGCCGTCTCCAACGGGAGTTGGCCAAGATCATAGCCGCGCCCGTCGCCTAGCCAAAAGACTAGCCCCGGGTTCGCGCCCGGGGCTAGCAAGCCGCGTCACGCCGTAATATAAAATTCAACTTCCTGTATCCAAGGATTACTATTGAAGTTCCCCGACACACCTAGCAACCTAAACCATTGCCCGGCACCGGGACTAGTGAATATGTATTCTGAAACCGTAGCCCCGCCAAGGTTGATTGTTGATCCGGCGTTAGTCCACGTTGAACCGTTCGGAGAATATTGGGGTTGCCATACGCCATGTCCGTTAGCGTCTTGCTGATACCATTTGATACGCTCAATAGTTTTAGTCCCATACGACGATAGATTGAATTTGATTTCCAATCCGACGCTAGCTTGGTCCGCCGCCCAAAAGCCGTCAAAGACGTTATTACCAAAAGCCCCGTCTACGGCGTTCCCCACAACATCCGTCCGGCCCCCGGTTAGCGTCGTCGTCACCGGGAGGCTAGCCGTCCTGTCCCCGGACCCGCCCGGGTTCGTATAGGAACCCCCGCCCGCCGGGACGCTAGCTAGGACAGCTTCCATAAGCCCCGCCCCGACGAAGGGGGAGCGCAAGGACAGGCCTAGCCGGAGTACCGCCCGCATAGACCCTACAGCAACGAATGGAGCGTCCAGCCTTATCGTGGCCGGGCCTAGAGGGGGCCGGGTTTGCCGCCTAATGACGTTGTGCCGTGATACGCCCGGAGTACCGAACAAGGATTACACTCCGTCAAAGTCACCGTATACGACAGACACTTGAACGGACTTAGCCGCCGTAACTGCCGTTAACGCCCGAACCTGTAGAACGTCCGCCGCTTCCAAGAATAAGTAGGGTTGGGCGTCAGCGTCACGGGGGAGAATGTCCAACAAGTCCCCGCCCATAAGATTGACCGGGCCTACGGTATTAGTTAGGCCCGCGTTCTGTGGAACCGCTACGGTTTGTAAGACGTTGGACATTGACGCCCGTTTGATAATCAGTTGAACGTTCCGCGCCGCCGTATCTTCGCCCGCCGCAATAGCTGCCGTAACCTTTGCCCCGCTAGCGCCCGCCGTGAATACGTCAACCGGGTTTGTTACGTCAGCGTCCAAGATTTGCGCCAAAGCTATTCGAGGCTTGTTTACGAATGTGGGGGTTTTGTTTAGTGCCATTTCATATTCCTCCAAAGGCCCCATGGTATAAGGCGTTCAACAGCGGGGGACTTACTGCCACGCCGAACATTTGTTGATACAACGCCTCTAGGCTTGCGTCAACGGCGTTAGGGTCAAAGGTTGCCGCTGAAATATGATCCTTAGTTACCATGAATAGTCCTACGTTTAATACGGTAACCACGTCGAATGCAAAGTAAGCTGTATCCGGGGTCCATTCCCCGCGCCAAGCAAACGTAGCAACTGGTAATTCATACGGCCCAAATTGCGTACCATCTTCAAGGTAGATTGTGAATAGATGGCCTTCAACTAAGATATTCGAAATCTCATTAGGTTCAGGGGGGTTTTCTTCGATGGAAGTAACGCGCGAAACTAGTTCCCAAAAGTTCAAATCAACTTCCGTTGGGGTTAGGTTTGAACCTTTACCCATACCCCATTTTAAGGCGTCGTCTGTCCGGAAAAGAATAGCCATGGCCTAGGCCTTTGTTGCTGATAGCTCTAGCGTTTCCAGATTGAGCGTATAGGTTACCATATAAGGGGGCAATGCGCCAGTTTCTACCGGACCCGCGCTTTCATAGATGATATGCTCCGCGTCTTGTTCCGGCCAACCGGGGGAGCCTTCGTCTACGGGGAAATCTACTTTATCTTTATACGTCGAAAAGATAGTCCCCCAACCAAAGTTGTCACCTTCAAAATGGTTTACTGTTTGGGCTTCAATAAAGTAACTCACACTACTATCATTATATCCTAAATCAATAAACGCTTGCGCTTCCGCTTGCGTATCAAATGCGATTGGAATTGAAACTATGTCTGTAGGGTCCGGAGTTCTTAAGTCCCCCGTTGTAAAAGGATTAGCCTGATTTTCTGCTAGGTTCGTTGCCCCAAAGGCACTAGACCAAACCCAATAACTTGTAACGGGTACTTCTATGGGAGCCGAACCCGCCGGAGTATTCAACATAAAAGTTACTTCAGTAGCGCCGGGATTTTCCGCCCGTATCTTTCCAACGTTGAAGAACAACGTAGCGAAGCCCCGGTAGATATCGCTTACATGGTCCACTTTAGGTTCACCGTTCCACATAAACAGCTTACCCATCATATCATCCGAAATAGGATCAACATACGGAGGAATAGCGCCGGGAATATCCGGGTCCATAACACGCAAATCAAAAGCGAATGGATTATAAGAACCGCTAGGAAATGGAAGGCTATGTAATGTAAATGCGGGGTGACCAAACTTTCGGGAATACGTTAGAAATAATGAAGCAATATCCCCGCCCGCCCATTGGACGTTGACAAGATTAGTAGCCGGTAACGTTCTATAATATATCTCATTCATTTGTTGTAATGTTGTGTGTCTATAATCATGTTCTTCTTACGGAGTTCATAAGTTGCGTCCGTTACGTTCCCAAAGTCCCCCATTGGATTATAATAAACTACTTGCTTGCCAGTTTCGCCAGAATTAGCAGCGGATTGCGATACGATTTGGCGAACGCTTTCTACGTCAACGTAGTTCTCTGGATTGTCCTTGTTCTTAACCCGGATGATATCGACATGACGCCTAACTTCGTGCGTTTCAGTTTCAACAATTACTTCAGTATGCCTATTGAACTTCGCCGTAAAAACATCGTCCCCCGCCGAACCGAATTCTAATACAGCTTCGTCAACCTCCGGTTTCTGTTTGGGGGTTGTCCGCTTCCGGGGGCCAACGTACAAGCTTTCATGAGGCCTAACAACTAATTCAAGGTTCGTCATGTTGCCGCCTCTAGGTCAATACCTTGTGGGATTACCAACGTTGTAGGTTGTATCGTATACAACGTTTCGAATGGCCCGCCGGTCAATGGCACGAATTCTATCCGAACCCGGGTAGGATGATCCGATATAGCTTGTTTTGTTAAAGCTTCGTCCTTTGCCTCCCTAGTAAGTTCAACCGCCTCCCGTTGAACAGACGGGGAATTAGTCACATCAAATTCTTTAATTGCAGTATGTGGGGTAAATCCACGAATAAAATCTACCCCATCGTCATTAGGGTTAGCTTCCGGAATTGTATAGCCAACGTCGCCGGGGCCAACAGCTACAATCGTTCCCGAACGTTCTTGATAATCTTCCGTATAACCATCTTCAACATACATTGGCAACCCGGGAGCCGTCGCGATAGCGTCCCCATATCCGACAGCTACGCCAAGGGTCACCCGCCCCACAAGAGCGCCCGTAGCTCCGTCAAGACTTGCGCCGTAGTTGACAACCTTACCCGTTGCCTGTCCGCCGGGTAAACGCGGATCATGAATTAGCCCGGACTTCCGACAGCTTAACGTTAACACGTTTTCAAATTGGGTTTCAAACTTGACTTGAACGGCCCGCGCCCGATGTATCAGGTTCGCCCGCGCTAGCATCATGAGATAGTCAATCGCCAGCTTGCCGTTATCCGTCGTCAGGAAACTACGCCGCCTAGCGTCAACGATAGGGGCTTGTCCGTCAATCAGTTCCGACAGGTCTACGGAGTTAATAGTTATCTTTGCCCGTTCGTCATCCGCCGCTAATGTTACGATAGGTTGCATAGACGCCCGCATAATAAACTTTACCCGTTCCATATACTCCCGGCTAACATCATAACCAACAACTAACGTAGGTTTGATATGCCACAAAGGAACAACGATAGTTTCATAGAACGCGCTAAGCGCCCCTCTTACCTGAAACGTTGGAATAAGGATTGAACCCGGAGGCGTACCCTTGGGAACAACAACTCTATGGATAAGTTCAAAGGCGTCGTATTCGTCCGGGATAACCTTACCGTGTTGGGGTTCGGCTAGGCCCGTCTTAACTTCCCAACCCCCGCCTATATTACTTTCATCCTTGGGCCAATCGCCTACCAATCCTTCCCCGCTGAAGGACGTTATAAGCTTCGTTTCAATATCGTTTGGCCATTTAGACTGGAGATAATCCCGTAGGTCTAGTCCAGCTATTGCCGATTGTGTCCATGGCAATTCGGCCTCAACTTCAACCGCCCGTAGGGGTATCCCTGAAAGATTGATTTGAACCCCATCATAGAAAACCTTGTCCGTTGTGAAATCTACTAACCCATCTTCCCCGGTCAATACGTCAGATACGCTAACGTCATGGGTTAGCCGGTCAATATGATAGAGTTGGGAACGGGCCTCTAGAACAGCGTCTAAATCTTCCCGTCTATCCGGTTCAATAAATGCAGGGTTCCAATACGGAGGAACCCGAAGGGTTGCGGCTAATGCTTCCTTTTGTTCGATATAGTCCGAAGGCCTAGCTACAAAGTCCAACGAAATAACTTCCGCCTGAAGTTCAGACGGGACCCCCACAAGCCGCCCGAAGAACAGGGGAGTTATCGTAGTCCCGTCGTTGTAGGCGAACCATGACCAAAACTTACGCCCGGGGGCCAATAGCCCAATCTTGGGATTACGAACCCCTAACCTTAACGTACTGAATTCCCCCTCACTATGCTCTAGATCGAAACTGAAAACGCTTTCATCTACCCGATAATGTTCCGGCCCAAAGGTTGTTTCTGTGGGGTCAACCCAAGCAAACAGGAACGGCCCAACCGGGGCCGTTAACGGATAGCTATTGAACCGGCCCGAACCTTGAAAGGGGGATTGCAAGTCTACCATACCGTTAGACTTCCTCTAACGTCAAAGACCATTGGTGACTAGCCGCCCATTCGTCCTTGCTATTATTGTAGGCTACAACCCGCATAGTCAACCGGGGCCTATAGAACGTATACCCGTCCGCTTCCCTAGAGCTACCGGGAACAACGTTCTTAGCCGGAGCGCCGCCGGTCAAATACGAAAGTTCAACAGCGCAATCTATCTGGACTAGTTGACCGGGCCATATACCGTCTAGCGCCGGAGCGTCCATATCTTGACAGGTAATAACAGACGAATACTTTTGAAACTGAACAGCGGAAATGTCCGCCAAATCTCCGTTGACAGTTCGCCGGAGTTGTTGGGACGCTGTAATAGGGTCCAATGATTGGGTCAACCCCCGCGCCGAATAGGGAGGCATACCAAACGGCGTAATAACTATCAACGTACTTTCTATAGTCATTTCTTGCCATGATACCAGTTAGGTTTGCGTCCGGCGGAACTCATTTGCCGTCTAGTTGCGAACCGTACCAAGCTTTCCGCCGTATCTTCCGGCACCGTCAACCCCTCAAATCGTTGCCCCTCGATTGTCAGATTTATAGGCCTCCCCCCGACCCTAGGAAGGGCTACCAAGCCCCCTTGAGCGAACCGGGCTGTACGGGGGGCTAGAGCGCCTACGGCCCCTCCCATAGCGTATTGGAAGTTGTCGCGGGGTATCGCCATGGAGTTTAGCGCCCCCATGATCCGATTGCCATAGTACCGCGCCGCCCGAGCCTTCATGACCCATTCGCCATTGGATAGCCACGCCGGGATACTATCCGACGTAGACCCGCCCGCACCCCAAACCGGCCCGCCCCTAGCCCAACCGCCACCCCCGCCGCCTTCCGCCGTCTTTTCCCGGTTGATCTTTGACATGCCCAACCATTCCCGGGCCTTGTCAATTAGCTTCTGATATTGCTCAATAGCCCATTGAACCTTCTGGCCCAACCAATTCCATAGTTCGTCCCATTTCTGACGGATAAGGTCCGGAAGCTTACCTAATTCATCCGCCGCCCATTTATTCCACTCCGCTACTTTGGCTACTAATGCGTCCCATTTTGCCTCTAAATCAGTCCAGATATCACCAATCCATTTAGCGAAATCAGACAACGCTTTACCAATGGACTGAACAACCTCTAGCGCCGCCTTTCCAAACTTTTGCCAATCAACTTTATCCAAGTTCTCTATAAGTAGGCCTAGCCCGATAACTATAGCCGTAATCGCAATCCCCCATGGCGTAAAGGACAGCGCCAGCGAAGCTACCCGGGCTAGGCCCAATGCCGTAGTTACCAAACGTAAGACGCTTAACAACGACGTGAACGCCTTAACCGCTATGAGAACTCCGGCAACCAAACCTAAGTCAGACATTGAAAAGTTTGTACCGAATATTTTGTTAACCCATTCAAATGTCTTTTCAAGAATAATAATCCAGCCATTGAATACAGGAATAACAACGTTCTTAATACCCAAACCAATACCCTCTATGATCTTCCCAATAGCATATATAAACGTACTTTGGACTTGATCGGAGCGCCCCGTAAATGCCAACACTAATTCGTTGACAACCTTTTCAACGGACCTACCGAAGCTCAAAATCTTTTCCTGATTGCGCGCAATAAACTCCGCAATCCAATCCTGCCCCGCCGTCAATTGTGGGGTAAACAACAACCCAAGTTTGGTTGTCGTAGTTCCTAGCGTAGCGTTCAACTTCTTTAGGCTCTTGTCGTATTTGTCTCCTATCTCTACCTCTTGTTCAGTCAAAACAAGGCCTAACCTTTGAGCCTCTTTAATGAAGTTATCAATACCCTTTTCACCTTCCCCAAGCAACGCAACCAACGGCCCGCCAATACGCCGCCCGAATACGCTGATAACTTTTGCTGCCCTATCCGCCGGGTCCGGTATCCGTTCTAATGCTTTGGCGAAATCCCGAAGAACAGCCGTACCCGAACGCGCCCGATTAGCTCCATCAACTAACCTAACGCCCATATCCTCGAATACTTTAGTAGTTGCGTTTCCTCCGGCTTGGGCTTGCGATATGATATCGTTCAACGAATTGAATACTAGATCAAGATTACCAAGGCCTCTTGACGTTTGATTGATTGCGTAAGTTAGTTCTTGGTAGTCCTTGGTTGATTGTCCAGTTTGCGCCGCCCCGTCTCCGATACTGTCCGCCGCGTCTCCCGCGTTCCCGGCTAATTTCTTGAACGCTACGCCGATAGCTGCAATACCAGTTACAAGAGCCGCCGATTTAATTGCCGTTCCCGCCGCCGCTATCCGGCTAGCTACGTTGTCAATATTAGTTCCGAAAGACTTTGCCCCGGCTTCAGTTCGCTTTATAGTTTGGTCTATACCTTTGAAGGTTGTATTAAGCCCCGCCGCTGATTTGTCCAAAGACTTAAACGAACGTTCGCCCGCCGACGCAATATTATTTAGGGAAGCCGTAGCTTCCTTTTCACCTTCAAACAGTAGACGTTGTAATAGGTCTTGAGCCTTGATTGCCATACTACACCCTTAAGTTTCGGTCATAGTATGATTTCCAATTCTTCAAAATGTTCAAACAGATTTGACGAATAGTCCATTTCTGAGGAATACGAACGGACTTTAGCCCCACATACTTAGGCTTCTTATCTTTGATTGACAGCAACAACGGGGCACGCCCGCGCCGGTTGACCCGGAACAAGCCGCCTTGGGTTCGGGCATAATCCCGCGCCCGAACGCCCTTCAGCCTTGCATAGGTCAAGGGGAGCCATAGCAGGGGCTTCCCCCGGACAACGCCCCCGTGTTCGAACAGCCCCGCGCCTATCTGGTCATGGGTTACGTCAATGCGAGCATTAATCAAAACTCCGGACGTTGGATACGTCGTAGCTACTAACCCCTTCCTCCAACGTTGGCCAAACTTACCCGCCCCTTTGATATTCGCCCGGCCTTCGTTCTCAATATCCTTTGACGCTTGCCGCGCTCCCAACGTCGTAGCCCTAGCCATAGCTGTAACCATCTTCCTCATTTGGTCACGCCATTGTTTATCTAGGTTCTTGTTTGTAAATACGAAAGCTAAGGCCATAGGTTCAACGCGGAAGCCGTAACGATGGACCCGTTCCCGTCAACTGTAATAAGATTATGATAAGCGCAACCACAGCAATAACGACAAGGACAATAGATACAATCTGTTTCAATGGACCCGGTAAAAGGTTCGCCGGGATTTGTTGAATTAGCCAAAAGACAAAGATTAAGACGATAACAAGAATTGCGATATATACTAAAACGTCAATCATGGCGAACCTCCGTTAAGCCGTTCTAGCTTCCCATTGCTTTATCTGTTTCTTGATTTCTTTAACGTCCCCATGTTGGCCTAGCGTTATCAAGTGTAGTTGTTCAATTAGCTCCCGATACTTCCGACGTTCGGCTAGGTCTAAGAACCCTTCAAGTTGCCTTGGCGTATACTCCCAAACGTCTCCCGATCTATGCCCCAATGATATTAGTTGCTCAATTGCGGAAGCTATTTCGTACCCGCTTCCTTGCCAAAGTTTTCGTCTACTATGTCTTTTGGAATTACTCCCAACTTTTCTAGAGTTGCGACGAAAGGGCCAACACCCGTTGGGAACGTTAAGGTTACGATTGCGTCCAAGAATTCAACTTGGGTTCCCAATGGTAACAGGTCCGCCGCTTTCTTGTGTTCGTCGTTCCCGGGGTTGCCTGTCCCCGCCGCTATGATAGCCGCCGCCGCGTCCGGAACAAGCTGAAGGACAGTAGCCCCATTCAATCCTTTGGCCTCCCGTCCTGCTAGAACTTCCTTTAAGGCGGGGAAATCTTGCAAGAGCGCCACAACGCCCCGCGCCGATATCCCCGATACCGTGACCCCTTGCACCGTCAAGAATGACGGAGCAATATCCAATAGCCCAACCATTCGCCATGTATCCTATAGTTAGGCAATAACGTTAGCCGTAGCTCCCGAAGTTGCCGGAGTTGTACCCGTTGCATTGACTGCCGAAACGATAACGGTAAGCGCCGCCCCAACGTCCCCCACAACAGGAACATACGTTGACGCAATCGCGCCCGGAATATCAACCGCCGCTTTCTGCCATTTGTACGTAAAGCTTGCGGGGTTACCGGACCAAGAACCATTGTTCGCCGTCAACGTCTGCCCAACTTGAGCAATACCCGCAATAGACGGGAGCGCCGTATTCGCCGGAGCAACGTTATCAGAGAAATCAGCGGAAGCCGTTCCGAAGCTTTCGGGCGAACCCGACGCCAAGACTTCGCCGGTAATCTCCATGTTATTCCATTCGTCAGAAATGGGGTTCATGGACGACGAAGGCTTGAACGATACGGTAGGAAAGTCAAAAGTCCATTTCGGGCCTACGTCATTGGTCCCGACAATACGCAAATGTCCGTCAATTTCAGCCTCCGAAAGAATATCAATGGTAACGTTAGCCGGGTCCGATACATTCGGAATACCCATAAGCATACGTCCCAAGTTTTCGGGGGTGAATTCTTCCATAACAAGCCGGATTTGCGCCGACGTTTCCAACGCTACGGACTTGTCCTTTTTCCGGACCCCTTCCCGGCTAGAGAAATGGTCAAGAGTTTCAACCGTTGGCGTGAATTCGGCTTCCGTACAGTTGCCGATTTCATGATCCAAGATAGCGCCCGATTGTCCGGTACGCTGAAAGTAGATTTTGGCCTTGCCGATTGAATAGTTATCGACATTCGGGGAAGCTATAGAGATTGTCATTGACGTTCTCCGTTAGGTAAGTTCACTAGGGATTAGCGGGTATGTAAACGAAAACGACATACCCAATTCCCCAACCATTTGACGCCCGCGCGCTAAGTCTGTCACTAGCCCGTCATACCGCATTGACCCCGACGTACCTACAATACCCTGTAACGCCGCGTCATACAACACGCTATGAATAAACTTACGGCGGAACGTATTCAACTCCGTACCTACCGTTAGGTTCGCCGGTTTCTTGTCGTCCAAGATAAAGTATACTTCCGGTGTAGCCGTTACCATATTCGGAGCATTCGACGGACGGCCCCGGCCTATGTCGCCTTCCTTTGCCAGTTCGTCACCGTCAAACACTATAATCCCGGGGCGTTTGTCGTTCGGAAGTTCGCCCCTATTCCGTACCCAACTCTTAACGCCTTCAGCCTCTTGAGCTACGACATATAGCCGGGCCAAGATTTCTTCACGCCTATCCCTCATTTGCGTATCTGCAAATCAAAGTAGATAGCCACGCCGTTAGGCATGAAAGGTTTAGACGTAACTAAACGATAATCCCCCACACTAGGGGCCAGTTCTTTGTCTGAACTTTCGATTACTACCCTGTCTGTTTCCGGGTTCGGGATTAGAACGCTGTCAAGTCCCAAGGCTGGACACATAGCCTTAATATCCGAAAACTGAATAAGTTCGCCGTCCCGTTCTTCAGCTTCGTAGGACAGCAACAACAGCGAAACAGAAGCCCGGGTAGAACCGCGCCGTATAGTCGCACGAACGCCCGCCGCTTCAATGTCCGCTTTAGCCGATTGCCGTTCCGCGTCGTATACGCCCATAGCTAGACCCTTTCCACTCGCAAGGGTCCGCCGCCGTATTGCTTAAGCAAAGGGTCCAGCCAACTATCGACAGCCGCCGACGACGAATAGTTAGCCGATTGGTCCGCCGAAAACCATTCGGTTTCAAGGGGTCCAACTACCTTACGTTTGACTGCCCCGCCTTGAGTTGTGGGGAGGAAATCAACGCCCGCCGCTCCGTCTACGACTAGTTGACACTCAAGGTTCTTGACTTCAGGTACGATAACGTCCGGGGCAATCAATGTGCCGTCAATATACATTCCCGTCCTTGGGAAGGGTAATGGTTGATCGGAGTAAGTTTTCGTTCCTTGATATCGCGCCCGGTTCGCTATGATGAAATCCATAGCCCGGATAGTCAAGGCTTCTAATTCTACGTCATCTTCAGGAATGGTACGGTTTCGCGCCGTCGCATACTCTTTAACTTCGTCAAGAGTTACGAAGCTATTAGCGTCCGGAACGTTCGAACCATCTTCGATTAACAGCGTCATTGGTCCGCCTTATGTGACGGTAACCGTTGAAGTCTTGGACAGGGATAGTTCCGGGCTTGCCTGATAAATCCATTTCCATGTAACGACAGACGAACCCGCCGCAACCCCTGTCACCAAACCGCTAGCGTTGACAGTAGCCGCCGCCGGAGTTGCACTAGTCCAAGTAATCCCCGCGCCGGAAGTCTTTTCCGACATAACAATATCGCTTCCAACAATCTCCGAAATGATAGCTTTAAGTTGCGTCGTAGCTAGCGCCGCAATACTAACCGCCGCCGGAACTACAACAGCGTCTTTCATTTCATTCATTGGCGTAGCTGCAACTACCCCTAATGGGTAGTTGGCAATAGCCGACGTATAAGCCGCCGGAATAGTCCCCGCCAAACCGTCAGCGGGTTCAAGGGAGCCGTTCAACGGAATATCCGCCGCCCGAACCCCTACCACGCCGTAACGATTGTTCAACGTATCAATTTGCGATTGTTCCCCCGCCGTAGGGATTTTCGTTACACAAAAGAACAAAACCTTTAATGCGTTCATTTGGGTTCCCCGGATTTCCAACTGCTAGGGTTGGCCGGGGGTTCCTCCGTAGGTTCCTCCGGCTTTTCCTTTTTCAATTTGAACTTTGGGAACGCTTCCCGGTAGTTCGCCGGGATTGCCGGGCCAGCTACATAGTCGCAAGCCTCTAGCGGAATTTCGGGTTGAATGAAGTTCGCATTTCGGTAAAAGACCCCCGGCCCCATCTTCGCCCCGGCCTCCATATCGTCGTTTGACGGACGACTACCAGCGACAAAGTAAAGAACCTTTGGACCTTTAACCGCCATGACAAACTCCATTCAACTTACGAACGTTAACAGGGTGGACAGGGGATAGGGTGTTAACGTTATTGGGTAACCAACAGAACGCCCGCCAAGTCCTTATGGGACGTAGCGTACCTGTCCCAATTGGTCATGACCGCAATAGCCGCGTCATTCGGAGCCGCCGCCCCGCTGGCCTTATCCCAAGCGTAACCCTTCACGCCAAGTTCGTAGGACCATTCGGCCTGATAGTCGCGAAGGATATTTTCGTCGCCGTTCGTCGTGCTCATGTTGTCGTCAAAATCGTTTTGCTGGTCAACCTGAACAGCGTTCGCAACAAGGCCCAACGTGTTGAACGTATCCGGCGTAGCCGCCGGGTTCGTCAACGAAGGACTATCCGACACAACGAACACGCGCCCGAAACCATCTTGACGAACGTTGATAGTTTCGAATGAGAACAACGCTTCCGAATTCGCAAGGGCCGAACCGTAGATATCGAACAACGGTTTCGAGTGCATAACCCAAGCTAGAATGTCTTGGTAGCTGTCCCCGAATTTGGATTGCGCCACATTGAAAGATGAAATGGTCGCAATAGCAGCTTGGGACGTAAGAATTTCCGCCGTGTTGTTCAACGCTGCAACCGTCCCCATAAGCGCCGTATTCAACATATCGGCCATGGTATCTTTGGCCAATTGCTGCCCAACAACCGCGCCGCCTTCCTCCGGGTTGCGCTGTATCCAACGGAATTGAGACGGAGGCAACGAAATCGGGGGAGTACCCGCCGCAACCTTGACCATGGTTGCCACAAGATGTTCAAGGGTCTTTGGCGTAACCGCGCCTGAACCGTAGGGATTGCGCCGACGAACAAGACCCGAAATCTTTTTCCAAAAGGCTTCGTCCGAATAGTCCCCGACATGAGCCTTCGTAGACAAGACGATAGTTCCCCGCGAAGCCGCGTTGAACAAATCAACTTGCTGTTTCAGAACTTCCGTCTGAGACGAATAGACGAATTCGGAAAAGACGGCCAAATCAGAAAGGGCCATAGTTACCTCCGTTGGGTTAAGCTTCCGACGCCGCTTCCCGTTTCGCTTTCAAATGCGCCGCCAAATCCTTAGCGGAAGCCTTTGAAAGATCAACAGGCTTTTGAGTTTCGGAAGCCCCGCCACCGGGGGGCCTACTATCCGGGCTACTTCGCGGGGCACCGCCGCCGCTAGCCTTACTGCCGATAATAATAGCTGCAAATTCTTTATTTGCAACAAATTCCTTTTCCAGTTGCGCCGTCGTCAATTTCGACGATTGCCCGTCCTTGTCCAAGATAACTAATTCCGGTTCGTCTCCGTCAAATGATACGGTAAGACGTTCAAGTAACGCCTTTGACATAAGGGTTGGAGCCGATGAAATACGACTAGCGATTTCGTTAGCCGCCGCGTTGACCATTTGCTTTTTAATGAATTCGTCCTTACTTGAAAGCTTCGTAGACAGTTCGCCCTTTTCGTCGTCCCAAGCTTTCTGAAGCTTGGCAATATCCGTTGTCTTTCGTTTGTTCGGACGCCTACGCCTATCGCCTTCCCCTTCGTCATCTTCGCCGGGTTCGTCGCCTTCGTCGTCTCCCTCCAGTTCCTTCAACCGGGCTTGTGCTTTCTTCAAATCGTCTTGAGCCTTTTTCTTGTCCGCCTTTTCCCTATCCCGCGCCCGCCGGAGTTCTGCCGTATCGTCGTCCCCCTCAAGATCAAGAATATAGCTGTCCCCGCTTTCGGTATATTGTTCTTTGATACCGTCCGCTAGCTTCGTATATTCTTCCTTGGTTAGCTTGCGCTTCATTGCCATGGGTACACCCTCACTAGATCAAGATGATATCCAACTTATCCCGTAGCCCGTCTAACGAAATAACCTTAACGTTGTCAAGGCTAGGGTCCACGTCCCCAAAGATATCCTTTAAGACTTCGCTAGGTTGTCCGTCTAACCATTCGGCTAACGTATCCGGTTCCTCAATATCTTCCCGGCTAGGGCTAATTGGAACCGTCGTACTACGACAGTTGTAATGGGCTGGAGGTTGCGGACCTTCCCCCATCTTATAAATCTCGCCGTCACGTTCCCAACAGATTTCAGTAGTTACGTCGTCCAATACAGAAACCCATTGGTATTCGTCGTAGTAAGATGGGGCTATCTTATCCTTTACCGAAGAACTAGTATGCGACATTAGGGTACTAGCCAACGTTCGGCCCCAACCGCTAATCTTTCCAAATACTCCGTCCTTATATCCTAATGATTTAACCCCTCGAATACTTTTGAATACGTCCGTCGTATCCAATTTATCAGCGTAGCCATTCCTTAAAAGACGTTCGATATTCCCGACAGACGAATTCCGAAATGTATTGGCAGACTTTTGAAAGGTTTGCCCGGTAGCTGGAATATTGGAATTCTTCACGCTACCCCACACATTCGAGGGGGTAGCTAACCTGTCTCCGGTATCCTCCCGAAACATTCCTTGGAATAAGGTAGTTTCAACCCGGGACAGCTTCTTAGTATCGTTCATTAGTTCTTTAGTATTCTTGTTATGAACGTCGTTTGTCCGGAGCCGGATATCTGCCACAAACCTATTAAAATCCGCTTTGGTAAATTCTCCGAAGTTGTCAACGTTAATATTCTGAAACGCCCGTTTAACTACAGCGTCAAGGTCCGATACAACAGACGAAGAAAATTCGTCCGCTGTACCTTTCTTCGCCCCCTCCAGATAGAGGGAGTGTCTTAGCATCATGTCGTATAAAGACGCCATTTACGCCGCCGGAGGTTCGCTACCGGGTTCGTCTAAGGTTACGTCCCCTAGCCCCAACTTTTCTTGTTCGTCCCGAATAACTTTCAAAGCTTCGTCGTCAGGCATAGTAGCAATTCCAGCCCGCCGGAGGTTCGCCCGCATTTCGCCAAAGCTAAGGGCTTGCGCTTGCCATTCCTGAATAAGCGCCGAACGTTCGTTGGACGATAGCTTAATCAAATCAAATTCGGTATTCAATTCGAATTTGATAGCGTTCATAGCTTCAGGGGATACGCCTTCGAATTGCGCCGCCCAACGTAGCCCTTGGGTAAAGGCGTCCGATACGTTATCCGCCGACGCCGACAACGTAGACGTTTCATAGCTTTGGTCTATGCTAGCCTCCGTCGCCGTTCGCTGTACGGCTTGCGGTTCTACCAGCTTGGCACCCAAGGCCACCATTTGCCGTTCCTTGTGCTTCATGGCCTCAAATGGCAACGTGTTCGGGTTGGGCTGGATCATTCCGGCTAGCGCCCCCATAGGCAACGGGATAGCCGCCCTAGCCCCCATTTGAACCTTACCCTTGAATATTTCATCTACCCATTGTTGGGTCAATCCGCTGAACCACGCCGTAGGCTGTCCAGTAATATAACAACTTTCTTCATAATCAGCCGAATTGCGATAATGAGCAATATTAAGCGCCGCCAAATCATACAACGGAGGTTCGTCAACATCCGGATCATTGTTTTCGGGTCCAATGAACGTAAACGGAATTTCATTGAATGGTTGCCCGTTCGCTTGTGTGGGGGTTATTTCTTGATAGCGCCCCGCCTCCCTCCAACGTTCCGCCGTGTATACGCCGTTCGTCAACCTTAAGACCCTGTATTCAGGCCTTTTAGTTTGTACGAAACCGTCATCCGAAATAACTTTATTTTCTTTGATTACGACCATGGATAGAATACTACGTCCGCCCTTTGGAGACGTTCGCCAGTTGATAATATCCTTTGGGTCAAAGATCGTAAACCCCGCCTTCATATCTCCGTTCTGAAGTTCAGCCCGGGTAACCGTTCCCCCTGTCTCCGGGAAATCTACGAACAGCCCGGAGCGCCCGTACCCCACAGTATAGCCCGCCCCGAATTTAGATAGTTGGGTAAGGTTGACGCCTAGCCCCGTCGCATCGTCCTTTAATGGCTCCAGTTCCGGGGGGACTTCGATGATTGGTTCCCGTGAATAGATTTGGCCAACTAGTCCGCCAAGGGTTCGCTTAACAACGTTGTAAAAGACAGCCCGCATAATATAAGCTTCGTATCGGAGTTTGTTTTCCTCCGTCACGTCCAACGGGTTCGGTATCGGCAAATACTTATTCCGCCGTTTCTTTACAGTTATTTCCCCCGCTACGCAATCCCGGATTACGTCCCATTGTTTCTTGACTTCGCGCAAATCGTCGTGTTCTGTATTCACGGGCATTTGGTTTAACCCTTACGTTGGAAAGACCAGCTTTAGGTTTCGAGCCGCGCGATTGCTTCCCTTTAATACCCGATACCTTACTACGTCGTAACAATGATCTTCGCTTTCAGTGTCTACGTCGTCTATTTTATCTTCGTCACGGGGCAACGCTGGCAACGTTGAAATAGACGCTATACAATTCGACATGAAATAAAGCCCCGCCCCCTCCCGCCTTATTCCAGCCTCCAGCCGTTCCCGGATCAATTGTAAGCCTATCTTACGGGAGCCGGGGGACTTGTCTGATTGTTGCCAGTGTACGCCCTTATCCCCCATTTTCTTTTCGAGCGTATCAACGTCAGCCTCCCGAACGTCTCGAATAGAGTTGTCCGCCGGGCCGGGCCATGGACGGGTTACAATCCATTCGTCTTTGAGTAACGTTAATTCCCGGTCTATAATTCCGTCCGCTATATCCGCCGCCGATAACCTTAATCCTAAGTTCGTCCCGATATCCTTGGACCCATACCATTCATGAAATACGATAATTGAGCCGGGAGCCGGGGCGAATATAGACCCATCACTTAGGGTCATTTCTTCGCCATTAGCTTCAGCAAACCATAGGACAGCGAATGGTTGCGTTGAACCCCAATCTAATCCCCGGTCTATACTCCAGCCCGCCGGTATCTTACTTCGCGGGATTACGTGAACATTCTTCCGCCATAGGTCCGATAGAGCGCCGCCCGCGACTATATCCCAATCCCCCCACAACCAAGCTTTACGAAGGTTTTCGTCCATAATACTTTCTAGTTCGGCAATGTATTCAGGGGAAAGGTATATGTTCTCTTTATACGAACCGAAGATAGTAACTTGCGTTTTGGTGACAGGCTCCCGCTTTTGTGTGCGGGGATTGAATACGTCAATGGTTCGTTTAATGACTTGCCCATACGGAGCCGGGTCTATGAACCGCCGCTTTACTACGGAATGTCCAGCCCCGTAGGGATTAGTTGTAGCGAAGATTTCAAGAGGGATAGGCGGTAGGTTTGGGTTATCCTTTTCAGGTACGAATGACGAACGGTTGCAAGTCATCATTCGGTCAAACAGTTCAAGGGTAGGATACTTACATACTTCATTCCAACCTATGAAGGGGAATTCTTGCCCGTGATAATTCCAGTAATCGTCAAGTTTCTTAATAGCCCTAAACAAAAGTTCTTCGCCCGTTGGCCAAGTCCATTTGTAGTCTTGCGCCGACGACAGGAACCTAGCGCCGTCCCCAAATGCGTTGAACCAACGACGGGACTTATTCACCAAATCGTCAAGGTTCTTGTATTCCCGGTCAAAGATAACCCCGCGCCAGAACGGGCCATAGCCCATACCTACCCGCTTTCGAAACTTCATGAGTTGGGTATCAGTTTTCCCGGGGCCTCTAGCGCCCGTATACAACGTAATATGGGCACGGCTATCAATAGCTAACTCTTGACTGGAATTAGGTATCGGAACCCAAACAGGAACCGGCCCCGGCTTCAACTTGGCGTTAGTCCCGTGCATACGTTATTCAATCCCTTGAGTGTTCTATTAGCTTCGTTTGATGCTTCCTTGCCTTCGTCTCCCATTCTCCGTCGTTCCCGAAATCCTTAACCACCATGACCCGTAAGTTAGTGTTGTTCTGGATATTCTGGATATTCGTTTCCGGTTTTGCAATGAACGAACGGATTTCGGCGTAAAGCTTATAAGCCGCCAACCTGTCCTTAACGTCCGTATTAGGCCTGTCCGCCAAGTCAAAAACACGACGGGCCAGTATCGCCTTTGACGGAAGGTATTCATCTTCCCCAAATTCCTTTAGTAGTTCGGCCTGAACCTCTAATACGTAGGGGTCAATAACCCAAGCTTGCGAAACTTGTAGCGCCCGAATAGTATCCGTTCCGAACAGACGATAGGCCGCGCCGTAGGGGTCATTCGGATTACGCAAGAGTTCTTCAGCAAACTTGCGTTTAAGTTCCTTTTCATTCTTCGTTTCAACTTGCGTTAACCATGCCATTTCAAAATTCACCTATGACATTGACCGCAAGAAGGTAGCCTAATGTGAGATTGCATACCCGGAGGCGGGGGGACAGGAGGGGGAGCCGGAGCCGGATAGCCTCCCGGATAGGCTCCAATGGGTCCACCTACACCCCCCGGGTAGCCGAATGTCAACGGCGAAACTGTTACCGGGGCTACCGCGCAACCTTCAGCTACGACAGCCGTAAGCATTAGCGATACATATAGCCAACGCATTAAAACCCCCGCCGTTGGAGTTTCCAACGACAGGGGTTAACACATTCGAGCCGCTAGGGCAATGTGGCTATTCCGTTCGCCAGATACCCGCGCCTTTCTGGCCTTCAGCAACGCCCCATTGCCCCGCCATATCCGCGTTAGCGGTGACACTCCGAACAATGAACCGTTTCGGGTCCAGCCGTTTCGTTGCAGACGATACGGTAGACGCAATCCGTTTTGCGGGGTTCGGGTTGTCCGCCGTCGCCGGAATGAAGAACGATTGATTTACGTCCATGGTTTCGAACCCGTAGACGGTTGAACCACGCCCGCCCCGCGCCGCCGCCGGGGGAAGGATATTCGACGCAAACTTATACGTTCCCCGTTTCGCTCCGTCCGTTGCCGGAGCCGGGTTCGGAGCCGGGTTCGGAGCCGGAGCCGGAGCGCCCGCCGGAGGACCCCAACCCGCCGGGGTTGGATTGACCGCCGGTTGCGTAGCCGTATAGACGGACGAACCAAGGGGAGTTGCGCGGAAGGCGATTTTATCGCCGTCCTTGATTGCCGCGTTGTATTCAACCAACGGCCCCCGGGTATCCTTCAAGAGCGCCGCCATATCAGCTTCCGTTGCCATGAACGGCGTATTTGCGTTCAACGCCTTGACAGCTTCCGCCAGAAGATTGACCGGAGCCGTTGCCGGAGCCGGGGTAGTTGTTGCACCCTTGCGGGGACTTCGTGCCATGTTTCAGTTCTCCATATCCGGAGCATGATTGCCCGGTACGTTGAATATAGGCATGGACGTACACCCCTGTCAATACGACAGGCCTACGATTGTTCGGATAGGAATTAGTTCACAAGAGCCGATAGGCAAAATGTAATGCATAAATCGTGTTAGATATGCCTACGTTTTGGGTCCACTTCCAAGACGCCTTATCAGTTGTAGCGTTCGCTTCAATACGTCCCCCGTCCGCGTTCGCCAAACCGGCCATTTGGTTAGCAGCCGTCAACGCACTAGCAATAGGCAATTCAATTTGAATTTCAGTTGTCGTATTTACTAACGTAGGTTGAGCCTGTATTCGTCCTGTTACCATCACATAACTGCCAATACGTAACCAAAAGAAAGAACTAGCCGTAGACGAAGTAACATTAGCAATATCAGTTAGAATAGGTACATATGTTCCGGAAGCAATATCCGCAAAGTCCGCCGCCGTATACGCTAGCAACGTCTTAGCTTGCGCTACCGTCATATCCTCCGGATCACCTGTCCCCGCCGTCGCCCGTCCTTTGAACCGCGCCGTTACCATATTCGCAAGATGAACATTCGTAACCTTATCAACTCCGATAGCCGTAGCCCCGTCCCCCGTACTAGTTACATCGCCCGTATGATTGGGGTGTACGTAATTGTTAGCTCCGTCCGCTACGTTCAAAATAGTTCGGACTTGTGTAGCCGTTAAATCTACGGGGTCCGCCGTTCCAGCCGTCGCATTGCCTTTAATTCGTAGCGTAGGCATTTGCGCTAACTTAGCGTTTGTAACTACGTTAGCCTGTATTGTTTGCGCTCCGTCCCCCACAGATACAACGTCCCCGGAGTGATTAGGATGGACGTAAGTTGTACGGGTTATACTAATTTCGTCAACGTTAATAACAGACGCTAACGAACCCGCCAAATGTTGAACACGAATACGGGCAACCCGTCCACCCGCCGGAACAGTCCATGTACGCTCAATCTTCGTCCATGCGGTTGTGAACGCATTATCCATGTTGGCTGTACCGGGGACAGTTATATGCCCAATATCATAAGGAAACATCGAAATACGTAAATGGTTCGCTGAAGCTACGTCACCTTTAGCTAATACCGATATGTTCAATACTTCGCCTTCAATAACTGGAATGAATTCATTGTAAAGCACATTCGTATTAATAGGGATTTGAGCGTAGTATTCGCCCGAAATTCCGTTAGCATCATTCATTAAAACAACACTTGTCGCCGTCCAGCCCGTTAACCCATCTTCAAAGCCGCCATTGGTGACAAGGTTACTATTAGTTGAAAGACCTTTAGCAATAACCATCCTGACTTGGGAAGCCGTCAAGTCCTCCGGGTCATTCGTTCCCGCTGAAGTTCGCCCCTTGATTGTTTGCGTGGCCATGTTGGCCAAATGTGTATTAGTAACCTTATCAGTTCCAATAACCGTTGCACCGTCCCCGGTAGACGTTACGTCCCCGAAATGGTTCGGATGAATATAATTATTGGCTCCGTCCGCTACGTTCAATAACCCCCTTACTTGAGCCGGGGTTAAGTCTTGGGGGTCACCTAGCGAAGTTAGCCGCCCCTTTATCGTATCCGCCGCCATATCCGCCAACTTGGTATTAGATACGGCATTAAGCGCGATAGTTTGCGCTCCGTCTCCAACGGAAGTAACGTCCCCAAAATGGTTAGGGTGTACGTATGAACTACCGTCTACGATAGCCAATAGCGCCCGGACTTGCGCTACGGTTAAGTCTGTGGGGTCACCCGCCCCGGCCCCTAGCGCCCGGCCTTTCATAGTATCCGCTGGCATGTCCGCCGCTTTGGCGTTCGTAACAGCGTTAGCTACAATCGTCGTAGCGCCTTCCCCTGCACTAGTAACGTCTCCCGAATGATTAGGGTGAACATAAGCGTTAGCCCCGTCCGCTACATTCAATAAGGTTCTAACTTGTGTAGCGGTCAAATCCTCCGGGTCACCCGTTCCTGTAGTTGTTCGTCCTTTGATCGTTTGAGTAGGAACGTTAGCTAACTTAGTATTTGAAACTACATCCGCCGCTATAGTCGTATTCCCATCCGCTACAGAAACAACATCGCCCGAATGGTTAGGGTGAACATAATTAACAATATTCAAAAGGGTTCGGACTTGAGTAGCGGTCAAATCTTGCGGGTCACCTATAGAAGTTAATCGCCCTTTGAGCGTATCCGCCGCCATATCAGCAAGTTTGGTATTGCTTACCGCGTTCGCTGCGATTGTCGTATTCCCATCACTAACAGAAGTAATATCACCACTATGATTAGGATGAACGTAGTTATTGGCTCCGTCTGCAACATTGATAATAGCCCTAACTTGTGTTGGAGTTAAATCTTCAGGGTCACCCGTAGCCGCCGTAGCCCTACCCTTAATCGTTTGCGTAGGAACGTCCGCCGCCTTAACGTTACTAACGGCATTGTTGGCAATCGTCGTAGCGTTGCTATCAACCGGGGCTGTAACGTCTCCCGTTAACGCCGAACGTCGTAGCGCCGTACCCGAAATTCCTAATGAAACTCCAACCGTAATAGGTTCGGGTTGACCCGTACCTGAAGCCGAACCCCGACCCAACAGCCGGGACGCAACTAAGTCCGGTACAAAAGCGTCTGAACCGTCTGCCCCCGCCGGACCCGTTGGACCTATCGGACCTTGAACGCCTTGAATACCTTGAGCGCCGGTTGCCCCGGGAGTACCCGGGTTACCTTGGGGGCCTTGCGCTCCAGTTGCGCCGGGATTTCCTTGGGGACCTTGCGAGCCGGTAGCGCCCGTAGCGCCGGTATCGCCTTTCGGACCCGCCGGGCCGGTTGCCCCGTCAACGCCGTCTGTACCGTCCGCCCCCGGAGGCCCCGTAGCCCCATCCGCGCCCGTTGGACCTATCGGCCCCGGGTCACCTTGCGGACCCGCTGGACCCGTTGCCCCCGCTGGACCCATGGGGCCTTCTGGACCCGGGGGGCCTTGGTCACCCCCGCCCGGACCAATGGGGCCTTGTTCGCCTTGGGGGCCTTGTGGACCCGCCGGGCCTTCCGGACCCTCCGGACCTACCGCCCCGTCCGCCCCATCCGCTCCCGGAGGCCCGCTAGCGCCTGTAGGCCCCTCCGGACCAATAGCCCCCGGGGGGCCGGTGGGGCCAGCAACCCCGGGGGCACCGTCAGCCCCTTCCGGGCCGGGAGGCCCCGGGGGTCCATCCGCGCCGGGCTGTCCAGCCGGGCCGGGTAGCCCAATCTCAGTTACAACGGTAATTGGGCCGTCTGACGGAACTATTGAAATATCTTCAGGAACTACGGTTATAATATCCGTTTCTTGAGTTATCGTAATTTCTTCGTCACTATCGTCTAATACTATGTCGTCTTGTTCTGCAATATCTAACGCTGTCTCCGGCGTAGTTACCGGGTCCGATTGTTGAACTACAATAAGTTCATCCGCCGTAGGCGTTATTACGAAATCATCCGGTTCGGAATTGATTACAAAATCAGTCATTGCGGGTTATCGGGTTTGCAGCTTTGAAGTTGCCCCCAATAACATAAACCGGGTCACCCCCGTCTGTCCGCAGAAAATCAAACAGGTATTTCTTACCCGCAACTAACGCCGTCGTATTCGACGTTTTAAGCGTAAACTTGAACCGCCCCGCCGTAGCTTCAATAACTTCAAAGTTACCAAGAGCCGTTGTCAATTCGTCCAAGATAGCTACCCCTTCAACTGTCTCCCGAACATCCGCCCGAAAGGTCCAGCCGGTTATATCAATCGGCACCCCGTCACTATCTTGAACTCTAAAGATACGTTCGTAAACCGTTCCCCGGTATACTGGCATGATACCCTCTTACGGCGTATGTTTTTCGAAACTAAACGACAAATCCCCCAAGGGGAATTTAACCGTATCGTTTTGTGCAATCGTCTTTGGCGTATCCAACTCCCGAACCGCCAAGATATTCCCCGCCGTAACCGCGTCATGTAACGTTGTATAGGTCACGTTAACGGGCGTAACTGAAACTGAAAGACCAAATGAAGTTTCAGCGGATTGTTCAACTAGATTATCAATCCCATCATTCGCCGGAATTACGATAGCTACCGCTATTCGAGCCGCCGCCCCCGTAATCGTAGCGCCAACCTCCGTACCCCCGGCCAACGGGTCACCATTCCAAAGCCCCACAAACAGCGACGTTGGAGCCGTAGGCATGGCCTGTCCTGCCATCCAACGGGCCAGCTTGTTAGCTAGGTATGGCGATAAATTCATATGGGTTCCCCTTGTGAATTGGGGACGCTAGGCCCGTTCTGAACAAACGTCAATTCCGGGCCGGAGGGTTATCAACCCTTTCCTGTCAACTCCGGTTGACCTTCAAACCTTGCAATCATTTCTTTCATTAATACAACTACGTCTTTCCTATCCGCGCCGTTAGATATATAGTTACAACGGCTATTCATATGTTCGCCGTAGGGAAAGACCATTAATACGAAACCCGTTTTACGTTCGGGTCCAACAATCTTACCGTTGAACATACGATCAAGATACCGGGCTAACATTACCATCTAACCCTCCGTTAACCTTTATATTTCGAGGCTCCGCGTTAACCCTAATAGACGGTAATTGAATTAATGCCAAGGTATCCCGAAACAATACGTTGAATGGATCAAGTCTACCATTTCGTCCGTCATATTGTTACAGCCGATAAGCCTACGAGGAATATCCGTATTGCCATGCTTATTCACGACGTAGATACAGCCGCAATCATCCGACGTAACTAGTTCTTTTGAAAGTCCTTCCCGGACATACGTTTTCTTTTTCGCCATGATAACCCCCTGCCATGTAAGAAACCCCGGGGCTATTCACCCCGGGGCCTTCGTCGTAGGTTAGGCCGCAAGGGCCATTACATCGCCCGCGATACGCTCGATTGCTACCCTGTCATCCGTCCGGCCAATTCCCCGGGCGTAGGCGGTAGCCGCCGTAGTCACGTCCCAAAGGGTTTCAATCGGGCGGTTTTCTTCCGCCGTATGCGTCATCTTCAGCAACGGAGCCAAACGCTTGCCGAACCTCTTGGCAAGGAATTCGTCCACGTCGTCAACCCGCGAAGCCTGAGCCGCCGCCACGCCGTCCGTAATGGATTTGACGGACGAATTGGAATAGGCGTCAAGGGCCGGGAGGATTTCCCCCAACCATCTATCGGGAGCCGAAACCGTATGCCGTATCTTGATTTCGGAATACTCCGTAGCACCCCAAACAATACGGTTCATACAAACGTAATCGAACAGGAAGGTACCAAGCCCGAAGGTCTTGTCCCCAACTTCCGAATTCCAAACGAAGAAACCCCGGGCCAAAGACCCCGACGAACCATTGCGCCGGTTTGGGATTTCGATACGATTGGTTTCGTCCGCAAGGAATACGAACATATCCCTATCCGAAGCGTACAGCGTCGTATTGGACTTGTCCACAACGACAGCCTTACCGAATTCGCCCGGAACCCGCCATGAACCTGTCACGCCGTCTCCGAATTGCCGGACCATTGATCCGACAATATCCGAATTCCAGATACGCCCATAACGCGGGCCGGTTGCGGCGCGAAGTTCCGCCGAATGTTCGTCATAGACCAGAACGCCAACATCTTCAATGTTGCGTTTGTGCTTCAGGCCATAGTTGATACAGTCCGCCGAAATTTCCGCTGGAAGGGTCCGAAGGTAGTTGGCCGGGGCTTCCGCCAATTGCGACAGTTGGCCAAAACTCCAGTGTGTCGGGGCATGTTCGATACCCTTGTCCCCCACAATCAGGAGGCTCTTATGGTCCTCAGACGGGACAGCTTCGATACGCCGCGAAGATACGACGGTTTCCCGGGAATGATCCCGCTGATTGCCGAAATGCGCCAACATCGCTGTCAGCGAAGTAAAGCGTTCGTCGTCCGGTCTTGACGCCCATTGATTGGACGCCTTCATTAACGTAGCCATGTGTAGTCCTTTCGAGGTTGTGGCGCGGTTCCTAACCGGCCTTACCCCGTCAACGTAGGCCCCTCCCGAACCATTGTCAAACCCTAATTTGCAGACGTTGGCATATGGTTAATTTTCCGTTAACGGGAACCGTCAAAAACATGGTTAATAAAATCCGGTTCCGCGTTAGGGTTACTTATCCGTTAAGTTTGAAATATTCTTCAATTGCGGTAACAGCGTCTTGCCAACTCCAACATAAAACACAACGATAGCCTACGCTTTCAAGTTTATTAAACCACGCAACTTGACTATCCGATATACGCCCCTTACTAGTTTTCATTTCGATAAACAGCCCGTGATATCCGCCGGAGGGGACGGCTAGGAATACGTCAGGTACGCCCGCCCGAACGCCTTCCGCTTTCAGCTTGTTTGCCACAACCGGGTCACGCCAACCCCCGTTAGGGATTGCGAACAGGTTACGGAGTTGGGGATATAGCTGGAACTTCGTAGCCGCCCAACAAAATAGGGCAGCTTGTTCGCCGTGTTCGGTTCCGCTAGACGCCAACTTTTCCGGGGTCACTAAGTTTGATTTTGATTGGTACATTCGGGGAGGCCTCCGGTTGGGGGTACAGCTTCGCCAAATCGTCCAAGGTAAGGTTAGCGTGTTCGTCCGGGAGGGGGTGTACCGCCGCAAGTTCGCCCGTCACGTCTTTGCCCGAACGGGAGCCGGGAGGCCCGTCAGGCCATAGGGAAGGCCAGCAACGCCCGTTGTACCGAACCCATACGAACGCCCGCCCCATGGCCCCTAGCCTCCCCTGTGACAGCCCCAAGCCCGGGAGCATAGCCCCGGGGCCGGGTAGGCTGTCAATCCTCCGTTTCGTCGTCGTCGTCCTGTTCGTCGTCCGATTGTTCCGCTTCCATAGCCGCGTCTTTGATCCGTTCCGCTTCCGCTTTTTTGCGGAAGGCTGGAAGGGTGCGGTCAAAGTCCGCCGCCCGTCTAGCAGCTTCCTCAATTTCCCAAGCTTCAACTTCGTCCATGAAACTTTTCGGCATGTTCCGTTCCCATTGTGGGGAAGCCCCCGTAGGGGCCTCCCGGTTACGCCGCATGATCCATGAGGCCAACTACGATTTTGTAGCCCCGCCCCTTGAGTAAAGCCGCCCGGCGGTTCGCTTCCGCCAACGTCAGCCAGTTGATAACCCGGACTTCGCCGTATTGCGTCCGGTAGGCTACGGCGTACACGTCATGAGCCGGGGCCGTATGGGAGGCCAACACGTTCCGAAGATCGTTGGGGCCTTGGAAGGGAATAAACGTAACTTTGTCCGTCATTGCCGTTCTCCGTTGCTGATAGGGGGAATATACACCCCCCTATCCGAAAGTCAACTACGATCTTGACCTACGTTGGCCTACGGTTAATTTCGGGTTAACGCCCCAAATATCCGTATTTGAGGCCCCGGAGGTAGCAATGGTAGTCCGGTTCGTCGTTCTCGCAATCCAACGCTTGCGCGTCCCAACGAATGGCGGTAGCCCGGTCAATCCCATGGTCCGCCTGAAGCTTGGCCATATCGGCCTCGAAAGCCGCCGCCGCCCGGACTTCGCCAGCCCGTTCCGCGTCAATGCTTTCAACGATTGCGTTCTGGAGGTAGTCCAGTTCCGCGTTCTGTTCGGCCTCAGACATAGCCGCCACATTGCGGATATATTCGCTGGAGGGACGAAACCCGTATGCGTCTTTGTGCATGTCCAAAAGGCAAGAAAGGTCGTTCATTTCCGTAACTCCCGTTTGCTGATACGCACAACATACGCCGTTCCCTACGAATGTCAACTACGTCTTTAGGCTACGACGGGTTACGGTTAATTTTCGGTTAACGGGAACTTACGGCACATACCAAACAGGATTGCCGTATTCGTCGTTGAACGTTTCAACCCGATACGGAACAATTTTGTAAGGCTTGTTCCGAACGAAGTAATCTTCCGTACTTTCAATCCAAACCGGATCAAGGATAGCAGACAGCTTGTCAAGAGCCTCCCGGATTTCAGTTTCCGAGGTTCCAGCCTTGAACACTAACACAGTTCCATTGCGTACCATTGTCATCTACTCCCCGAAATCGCTATCAGACCAATCGTCTGACATATGGTCCGCAAAGACCAGATAGAAGGCCTTCAGCGTAACCGCGCCGTTAGCGCGGAGCATACGGCAGCTTGCGCCCCGGGCGTTTTGGGTTTCAACCCAATTATTCGCCAGCGTCTTGGCGTGTTCAACGCTTTCCGCGTCCAACTCCAGCCAAGAGCCGTCGTCCGCTTCAACGTGGACGACAGCAACGAAGGGAACGCCCGACGAAGCACGAACCGCCCGCCCCGCCTTCGCGGGAGCCGTCAGCAAATCGCCCAACTTGGTAGCAAGAAACTTGGCCATGTAGGCCTCCTATGTTCGGCGCGGTATTGCGCCAGCAACTTCGCGAATATACGGAGCGTAATTCCGTTTGTCAACTACGCTCCGTACAGACGGTTAATTTTCGGTTAACGGGAACTTTGCTCGTTACTTCGTCGCCAAGGCGAACTTGGTTTCGCCCATATTACGGAGGCAAGCGTTCATCTTGCGTTGTGAGGCTAGAACCGTCCGGGCTTCAACCGTAGCGATAACTTCGCCGTTCTTCAGGACTGAAAGACGGGTCTTACCGTTCGCCAGTGTTTCGCGGCTAATGTCGTATTCGTTCATTTCCGTAACTCCGTTCAAGTTGTCCGTTCCAACAATCCGGAATATACGACGGGCCTACGAACAAGTCAACGATAAAAATATGGGGGTGTAATAGACGGTTAATTTTCAGTTAACGGGAACTTTTGCCGGATATCCAGCCGGGAATGGAGTAAGGTTAGCGTCCGGTATTCGTCCCAATCAGTAGCCGTCCGGCCCCGAACCGCCATGACGAACGCCCGCCCGGACCTTGTGGGGGTACAGGTAACAGACAACCTCCGTTCCGGAATTACTCCGTCCGCCATGCTCCAGCCCCCACAATTGGGGCCGTAGACCCCTTGGAAGGGGCCGTAGTCCAGCCGGTTTCGTCTGTGGGAGGTTTTGGGGCCTCCGTAGACCATTGGGAGCCTGTCAACAGCTTGGCCCGTTCCTTGGCCTCCCTGTCCGCCCGGACAGCCTCGATTGCCATGGCCTCCCGGAAGGTCACCCGGGAGCCGTCCCCCAAGGGCTTGGCGTTCAGGAAATTGTCCCGGCATACTTGACAGGTTACGTCCTGAAAGACGGTTGCCAGTTCATTTGCTGGTACGATTTCATCGCACAACGCCATTTGCTTCGTTGTCCCGTGCAAAGGACCATTCCAGAACATTAGTGCCATATGTCTAGTCATTTCTTTACCCTTTCCTTGATCGTATCTACGTCCCAACCAATGTAACCAATTGAATTGCGTATCCGCTCTAACTTAGCGTCAACGAAGTACGTAAAACCTGCTAGACACACTAACGCAAAGATATACGCCCGGATTTCAGAGTAGTTCATTTAGTTGTCACCTCTAAGATTGTTGTCATAAGATACGCCCCTAGGAACGCCGCCGCTAGGCCGGATATTATGGCTGTCCATATCATGTAGTTCTGTATTCGTTGTTCAAGAGCTACGGAGATAGATACGAACAGTAGATACGTTACCAGCCCCACTATCCCGGCGGATATCAGCCCGGTTAGCAGGATCAATTGAACGTAGTTCGGAGCCTTGAACACGAACACGAAGGCTCCGATCATGATTGATACGGATAAGCCGTAGATTAGTAGTCTACCCGGGTCAATCATTCCTTGGCCTCCATTGAAGCTTTGATGTGCCGTTCTTTCAGGATGATACCCTTTTGAATATCGCCCCGCCAGAACTTGGGAACCCAACGTATGCATTCGTCTGTTTGCTCCCGATGATAGGTTCTGAAATGACCTTCAACGGCATGATAGGCCGGACTTTCCCTGAACCTGTCCCCCACACTAAGGGTAGAATTGGAGTTAGGTTCGTATTTGATCCGGGGCTTATCAATCATGATCGTAACTTGTTTGAATTCGATCAACGGACGTTTGCCGCGCCTAGCCCTAGCCTTTTGCAGCTTGTGGGAATGAACAGTCTTTTTAATCTCACATACCTTGGGAATGGACAGGACAAACAAACAATCCAAAGCGTCTCTAACGTAAGCCGTTATCGTATCTTCGCTATCCAGCCCATCCGTCCTAGGCCAACCCAAAGTAAGCATTTCAAAACTCTCTTGCGAAGCATACGGAGGCATATCAACGGCTAGTACGCCGAACGTATGGCAAACAGCGTCGTTGCACATAACGAACGATATCGACAACATTTCGGCTTTCTTGGCTATTGTCCCATCTTCGTATTTCATTTCAACGTCGCAAGACGCAATATAGACCCCGATCTTGGTCCGCTCTACCGGGGTTAGAATAGGGTACTCTATCCAAATGGGGTCCGATGGAAGTTGAATGTTTTTAGCCCATTGGGCAGACGTTAAGGCCTTTGCCTTGTAAAGACGTTCCACCGTATCGGAAGGGGATTGCTCAAATACATACTTTGAACAATTGTCGTTAGACATTGCCCCCACAATAGACATATGGGCGGACATGATGTG